AACGATTGCTTGTATTATTCAAGATATCTTGGTGATCAAACTTACGATAGTGCAGATGGTAAACAAATTATTTACGAGTGTATTTGTAAGGTAGTTCCAACAGTCAATCCAAAGAAAGTGAAGGTGTATTAATGGACCATAAAAAGAAACTGACTAAACGTCAGGAAGATACAATGAAGAAACATTCAAAGCATCACTCAACAAAGCATATGAGATTGATGAGATCAAAGATGATGCAAGGAATGTCATTCGGTGAAGCTCACAAACTAGCACAAAAAAAAGTTGGAAAATAATGGCACAAAAAAAGTTCCAAGATAAAACTAAATTTTCTGCCTGGGATTTAGATAACGATGGTGAGATTACAGATGATGAAATAGCTCATGCCAAAGAGATACAAGAAACAGAAACAAAGCTCAGAAAAAATTTAGCTCAACTTCGTATGGCTAGATATACATTGATTGGTATGGGTGTATTTACAGTGGCTTGTTTCTTTATACCTCTAGATCGCCTGGAAGCAATGTCAGATATATCAAATCTTTTCTATATTTCAGGTGCTGGTATAGTTGGAACTTACATGGGTACAACAGCATACATGGCAAAGAATGGAGTGAAGTAATGTTACAAGCATTAATAGGTCCAGTTACTGGGCTACTAGATAAGTTTATACCTGATGCAGATCAGAAGGCAAAACTAGCACATGACATAGCAACCATGTCTGAGAAACATGCTCAGGAAATAGCCTTGGCACAAATCAAAGTTAATGAAGCAGAAGCAAAGGGTAACTGGTTTCAATCATCTTGGAGACCAGCGACAGCTTGGGTATGTGTGCTGGGTTTCCTGGTCAACTTTTTAGTCAGTCCTATTTGTGCTGGTTTTGGTATCATCATTCCCCAGGCTGACACAGCTACAATGCTCCCAGTTCTGATGGGTATGCTAGGTCTTGGAACTATGAGAACTGTAGAACGTCTAAAAGGAAAGGATAAAAATTGAAAAAGCCATATCCCAAAAAAAATTTTAAGAGAAAATTTGCTAAAGTTCCTAAGACTAAAAAGGGTGTACCGGTAAAGTATGTAGCTGGTGCAAAGAACCCTTCAGCAAGAGAAGCCGAGATCAAGAGGACTGCAAAGTTATATAAGGAAGGTAAACTTACACCAGCCATGATGGATAGAATCAGTAAGCAAAGGAGCAAAGGATGAGCAAGTATAAAAGTATTCCTGGTGCATCCAGGTACAGTAAATCAACACTAGATAAGGTCTATTCCAGGGGATTAGGTGCATTCTATTCGAGTGGGAGTAGACCAAAGGTATCAGCCCATCAGTGGGCTATGGGAAGAGTTCGATCCTTTGTCACTGGCAAGGGTGGAGCAAGGAAGGCAGATAAAGATTTAACTTAAGAGAAAGGATAAGATCATGCCAGGTAACTATGGGAGCTATTCTCCAAAACAAAAAAAGATTGCAAAGATGTCAGGCAATAAAAAGAAGATGGAAGCATCTGATTTTAAGAAGCTTAGAATGTTTGCTAAGAAGAAAAAGAAAACAGCGACTGCCTAATGGACATAGAAAAACTTAGAGACCAACTCAAGATAGATGAGGGTTGTGTCAATTCTGTATATCTAGATCATCTTAACTTGCCTACAGTAGGCATCGGTCACCTGGTGACTGAGTGGGATGATGAGTATGGTAAACCAGTTGGCACTGAAGTATCTGAGGATAGAGTAAACGAATTGTTTGACCAGGATGTCCAGGTAACAATCGATGAGTGTAAACTATTGTACAATAACTTTGATGAGTTACCTGAAGAAGCTCAACAGATAATAGCAAACATGATGTTCAATATGGGAAGGCCCAGGTTGTCCAGGTTTCATAAAATGAAAAGAGCAGTTGATGCTGGTGACTGGGAAGAAGCTGGCAATCAAATGAAAGACTCTCGCTGGTACGATCAGGTAACAACGAGAGCCAAAAGATTAGTTGAGAGGATGAAAGCTATCCAGGTTTAAAGATATACTTCTTGATAATCCTGGTAACCTGGTTATCCATCCTCTTTTTTGTATCTTATCTAAATGATACTTACATGTTTGCTGAGTAACTCCAAAGTGATTTGCAATATCTATCTGCCTTGGCATAACACCTTCACTCTTGAAGTAGTTTTGAATAAACAAAAAAATTTCTTTTTGCTTTTCTGTCATGGGATACTTAACTGATTGACTAGACAATGTACTTTCCTATCTCTGTTTCTATTTGTGCTTGTTGCATTTCATCAAGAAGTTTTATTGTCTCAGCATTTTTATCTTTTAGATCATGCATAAGACTAACTTTTTGTGCCTGAGTTTTTTCTAACTTATCAATAGCCAGCAATGTATCTGTAAATTTTAGGATAAAATCACTAGCTACTGCATAAATTATAGGTTTATGATCACCAATAAAATGCATTGTGTATTTAGTGGCGATTTCAGGGCCGTCAGGCTTGTTAATCTTTTCCTTGATGTCATCAATCACATTCGTATTGTTACTGCTACCAGTGACGTTTCTAGGCTCTTTTTTTTCATCAGGATAATCCCTTGCTTCTTCAGCCGTGATCAATCCCTTGATTGCATCAGGAAATGCATCTCGAAGAGCAAAACCTCTTGCTCTAAGTTGTAACATCCTGGTGGTGTATTGTTGCCAAGGACCTGGTTTATTTGTCAGGCCAGCCTTTTGTGCATCCTTGTATGAAAAGGTTGCTTTGATTGGCTGGATATCTCCATGAACATTTCTTCTTACAACACACACTGCTTTGTCTTCTTCTTCAATGTATGTCTCTTCAATACCTCTCCAATCAGGATGAGCTTTACAAACTGCAATCATGGAATCTCCCCATAGTGATGGCCTACCATTTATGACTGCAATATTCTGAAGAGCTTGCATTGGTGCTAGGCCAATCTCATATCCCCATTGAATAGCTACCAGGATATCATTTGGTTTTCCCTGGAACTGTTTTGGAATGTGACCTGATGTAGAAACAAACTTTGCAAACTCCATTGCTTCAGTCAGGTTAGTTGGATTTAAAGTTGGTAATGACATATTAGTTCTCCTTCTTTTCTATTTTAAATTTACGATAGTATGTCGCTTCTTTTGCTGGCACTATTTTTTCAGGTTGTGCCTTCCTGGTAATTGTGGGGTAGGCTATATTGATATCACCTACCTCAGCATATTCTGCTTCATGTTGTTCCATTATTCTTTGCAACAGTTTCTGATCTTCTTCTTTTTTCTTGGTCCACTTCTTGATCTCGGCATCACACATAAGCCAGTCTTCAGCTACACCAATAAGACTATCTTTGATATCTAAATGATCTAAATTTATTATTGATGGTGGCCCATTGTCTAATGGTGGATAAGGTTCATCCAGGTCTACCTTCTGCCAAAACTCAGTAACCTTTTCCATGATTTGATCGAAGATATCCTGGTCAGCTTCAAAGGGTACAAGTTTAAGTTTCTGAGCTTTACCAAACACTGCAATGATGCCCCACTTAAAACCACTGCATAACAATTGTGTTTGCAACTGTATGATCTGATCAGTCCTGGGTAGATCATCAGTGTTTGTAGTTTTGATCTCCAATGCACCGAAGCCTGACAAGATCACTGGTTCACCAGTCAATTGATTATGCATAGTTATCTCACCTTTGATATTCAGGATAGCATCCAGGGAAGCACACAACTTTAGTTCATCTATTCTATATCCCTGGGTAACTTTGCAAAGTTCTACTTCTGATGCTGGTCCGATATCAGCAACCTTATCTCTTGCCCATTTTATTATGGCATCTTCAAGATAGTTACCTCTTTCTTTTGCATCCTTGCCAAACTCAGTCTCGATAGTCTCGATACCTTGCCTGGCATGTAATGTCTTTTGTCTTTCTCTTTCATTAGTTGTGAAACTAGTTTTACCTAGTACGATAGCTGGAACTCTTGAAGCTCCAAGCTCTACTGCATCATTACTATATTTAGCCATTATACAATCTCCACAAAGTTACGAGCAAAACATGCATCATCGATGAGACACACAAAATGAAATGCATAATAAACAATTACACAAAAGATAAAAAAGAGAATACATTCTGCAATGTACACTCCATAATTTTTTATAAATTTAACCATAATTTTTCTCCAATCTTTTTACGGCATTGCTAACTGTAGATGCATACCACTTGCCACCTCTAGCAGTATTTGCACCCATTTGGTTAAGCTGGCTGGCTATCTGTCTATAGCTATCACCAACACTTAATAATTTTTGGATTACTGATTCAATATCTTTTACTCTTGTATTTGCTTTGAGCTTGATAACTTCAGCACTTCTTTGCCTTGCAAAATCCATGTTTGAATGACAACCGAGTGAGCTAATTAACTTACCTGATTTAGTTTTGTATGTACCATTAGCTTTGATCTCATCCTTAATTCTTTGAAGGGCAGACCTGGTTCTTTCTGAAATCTTTTCTTGTTCCATTTGAGCAAACAAAGTTCTCAATGCAAACTTATCTTTACTTTCAGATATTGTAGGATCATTACATACAACAAGCTTGACCTTGCCGTTCTTCAATACCTGGTCAAAGAACTTTAGAGTATGCCAGTCAGTCCTGGAAAATCTATCCAGGTCAGCTACAATCAATGTGCCTTTGCTGGCCCTGACTGTATCAATACATTTGGAAAGCTCAGGTCTAAGCTCAGGAGCTACCTTACCTGAGACACCTTGTTCCTTAAACCAAATGACCTGGTGATCTGTATCACCAAGCCATTTCTTTATTTCATTCTCTTGTCTTGCGACATCCTGGGTATCTGTTGATACTCTGACATATGCACAATAGATCATTACTTTGCCCCCTAACAAGTTTCTATTTGTTCGATGTCATGTCTGTAATTAACAACAAGGTAGTCACAAACCTTTTTCCAGGTATTGTACTCACTGCCGTCAATGTCACATGCAATGCCATCATACTCTTCGTTGTCACATACAACATGGAAGTTGCTGTCTTCTTCGATGTCACCATAACAATGTATAGTTCCACCATCTTTTCTTTTATAAACGTAATCAATGTTACTCATTACTATCTCCATATCTTTGTTGTTTTGTATGTATTACCTTCGTATTTTTCCTTGCCATCATTACAAGCTTTTATCATGCCGATCATAATTCCATACGTTGTAAAACCATAATTTTGAACATAAACCTGATCCCATAAAGTGCCATCAGCATGACAGACTGTAATCTTTGCAACACCAGGTAACTTTTTGATAATTGCAGAAACACCAGTTACTTTGTGTTGGTATGAACCTTTTAATGTTCTTTCTAAATTTTGGTATCCATTCATAATATTTGTCCTTCTAAGATGTTTAACATATACTTTACACATATACATATATCAGTTCGATATCTAATATTCAAGTGTTTCAATAAAAAAAATTTAAAAAGGTAAATTTGAAATGGAGCAAGAGATAAAAGTAAAACCTTTTCTTTGTCGTATTACTGAGGAATGTCATACTATGCTGAAGGAGCAAGCTAAGATAGATATGTGTTCTATGTCTGCACTAGCTGAGGTTATATTCAGGGATGCTTTGAGGAAAAGACAACCAGGATATATGAGAAAGCTTTTAGTTATAGATGACCAAAGTGATCAGATATATGATAAAGGCATAGCAGAAAAACTAGATAAAATGTTGGGGAAAAATGACAAAATATAAAGCAAAGAAAACAGTAGTTGATGGTATTACATTCGATAGTATGAAGGAAGCTAAGAGATATGGCATATTAAAAATGATGGAAAAATCAGGTGTAATTTCAAACTTACAGCTTCAGCCGTCATTTGATTGTTATGTAAACCAGGTGAAGGTATGCACATACAAAGCAGATTTTCAGTACTTTATGCAACATGGTAAAGGTCCACAGAATCAGGAAGGCTATTGTGTTGTTGAAGATGTAAAAGGTTTTAAGACACCAGTATACAAACTTAAGAAGAAGTTAGTTGAAGCTTGCCATATCGGTGTAAAGATAGAGGAAGTGTGATGAACTTATGAACATGATGAATAAACCTGAAGAAATATTGAAAGCTAGAAAAGAAATAACACTGCCACCAAAAAAGCATAGGATAACAGAAGAGCAGTCACCTTCACCATATATCAATATACCTTCAAGAGCTTTGGCCGATAGACGTATCATAGCTAACCCTTCAGCACTCCAGGTGTTATGTGTTTTATGTTCTTATGTTTCAGGTCAGTCAGGTACTGCATTCCCTTCACAAATACTGCTGGCAAAAAGACTGGGC